GCTGGGAACTGAATAGTAAAGTCGCCGTTTGTTGAAGTTTTGCTACCACCAAAATCTAATACAACAACTGCTTTGCTTCCGTTTGTTGTGTTATAGATTAAAGCTGCGGCTGCAGTAATAGTTGCTGTTGTAAAAGTTACATCGTTAAAATCTACGAATGCAACATTCTGTGCAACTGTTGGTGAAATATTTGTAAGAGTAGCTCCAGTGGCAGTATAACCTGTACCTGTCACTTCAACACTTGATCCGATTGTTGCAGCATAAACTGTAGTTGTTGCAGCAGCAAAACCTGAAACGGTATTGTATAAAGCTATTTTAAATGTATCGCCTGTAGAAGCTGTAAAATCGTGAATCGCTTCAAATAATTCTTCCTTAAAACTATCTGGTACTATGTTTGCCATATTAACTCCTTATTATTTTCCTGGTGGCGGTGAATCTACTACAACTCTAGGTTCTCCGTCAACATATTCGTCTCTTCTTCTTCTACCTGTTTGTTCAACACCGAAAGATTCTCTCGCTTGTTGATAAGATTGTTCATAAACTTGTATCATATCTGCTGGACCTTTCAAGTATTTATATGCTTCTACTAAAGAACCATAAAGAAGTAAATCTTGGGCATAAGTAGATATATAAGTCGTTGAAGTTGCTGAATTACCAGCAGTTATAGAAGTTCCTTGTGAATAATAAGCAATGTTAATTGCATAAGTAGTATTAGGAGTTGGAGCTACAAACCATGTTGTTTCATTCCAGTTTGCCCAAACTCTAGGTTTTCCATAATAAGTAGAAGAATTTGGAAGATTATTAAATTCTCCCATGTAAGAACTATCTTTTTGTTCTAAAGTAGAAAATTCTCCATCTGGTGAAATCATTTCAACATATCTAATATTACGAAGTCCGGATGGTACAGAAATTGTAGTTGTTCCTGCAGTTGTAACAGCTGATGCATATAATCTAAAAGCATCAATATTTAATTCTCTATAAATTCTATTTTCAGTATTTTGAACTATAATAGAAACAGTAGAATCAGATAATCCATTACTATCTACCTCTGTATAATTTCTAATTTGTGTTACTAATTGTGAATATGTTAGTGCCATACTATATTGTCTCCGCTGTCGCCGATCCGCCGCCAATGGTTGTATTTAATAAACCAGTTCCTGACGATGCGTTAAAACGATAATTATCTAAATTAACAACTGTTATACTATATCCAGTTGAAGTTGTTAATACTGATTGTTGAAATCCTGAAGAAGTTAAAAAAGCATTAACTACCGTTAAACTTTGAAATTGAACAGTATTACCTGTTACTTTACCATGATTAGGTTGATTAACTTGTATAGTAGAACTACCTGCTGTGACTTCAAAAGCATTATTAGGTAATGCAACTGCTGAAGGTCCTACAGATGGTTGACCTCCAAAGTTCCCGCTCGCGCTCGCGGTAGTTTGAGCGTTGATAGTATATTGATTAGTATTAACTACTGTTAGTGAAAATCCAAGTGTTGTATTTAACATTGCATTAGTAAATCCATTTAATGCATTTACATTTGTAAATATAATTTTATTTCCTGTTGTTTTTTCATGACCGGGTTCTGTTACTAAAATTGTAGAACTTCCTGCTGTTGATAATAATGGATTGAATGCTAATAACACAACCGATAATGGTTCTGTTCTATCTGGTCTTGCATTTAATAATCCTTGTGGATCATTTCCTGGTACTTTTGGTTCTAATTGAGGTTGTTTAGGTTCGTATTCACTAAAATGAACAAAGGAGCCATTCCACTCGGTTACCATTTCGTCATACGGGAATCGTTGGCCAGATCTGTCTGATATGGCGTAAGATTTCTTACCTGTAGCAAAAGTTGTCATTATACACCATCTCCATAAAATGTTTTTGGTGATATGAATAATGAAGCAGCTTGTGAGTCTTGAGTTAATGCTCTTTGCATTTCGTCTTCGTAAACTAATTTTAACATTTCTGTTTTTTCAGGTTTGTAAGTAATACTTAAATAGTAAGAAAGACCTGAAGTTAAAGCTGGTAAAAATCTAAATACAACATCTGGAGTGTTTGTATATTTTCCTGCATCTTCAATTCTTGCAAGATAATAAAATCTTAATTGAAAATTGCTTGGTGTGCTTTGACTAGAAAATTGTGTTCCTGGTGTTTGATATAAAAAGATACTTGGACTGTAAGTTCTTTGTACATAATATTGTGAAGGTGTTCCTTGTGATAATTTATTTGGTAATGCTGCATAAGCAGATCTATCTATTTTAGTTAAAGAAGTATCTGTAGGTTGTGAAGCATTTGGTGATGTATTATTTCTGATATATGCTTCTAATACATCGTTAATATCGTTTGGGTAATTTGTAGGATCTGATGAATAACTATATTCAGCTTGTCCTAATACTAATGGAATTGTAGCTAATTTTACCTTCCATAAATGTACACCTCTATTGTCCCATTCAGATAATAAAATATTTAAATTTCTTCTTGCTGCTCTTAAATGAAATCCAGATCTAGTTCCTCCAATACCTACACGTCCAAAAGCTTCATCAAAAAGCTCATCTAGTTCAAGATTAAAACTTGTAGTTCCGGAAGTAGTCATCTACTCTCCTACTTGTCTATGAATAGCGTAACACTTAATGCACTACTGTTTGCTGTTACACCAATTCCATCAACAATTGCTGTTCCATTTCGTTGTGCGTATAAAACACCATCTTCTGGAATATTTAAAGTTTCAGTTTGTCCTGCACCAACAGCTACACTGATATAAACTTGTGTATTAGTTGAAGAGCTAACAGTTGTAGCATTTACTAAACCATTAATAATAGCTGTGCCTGAACTTCCTGTTGATTGAATCATATATCCACGAAGTCTTGTAGGTCCTGTAAAAAGAACTGCGTTTGTAGAACTTGTAACGACTGGTTTTACATCACTTTTGTAACTCATTTTATCTCCTTATATTAATAGAGCCCCCGAAGGAGCTCTATTAAAAAATTAATTAAGCTCCTGGTCCAACTTCACCTGGTTTACCATTATCACTAATTACGTAATAAATGATTACAGATGTAGTAGAAGCAGTTGTAGAACTTCCTGTTCCAGCACCAAACACAGTTGAATTAACTGTAAGTGGAGTTGTTGCAAAAGTTCCTAAATCATTTCCAACCAAAGCTGATTGAACACCGTTAGCACTTAAAGCACTAGCGATTGAAGTAGAAGCTGCTTGAGCTGCTGTTGAAGTAGTTCCTAGATTTAATGCTTTATCAGCTGCACCTGTTGCTGCGTGTACAACGTCAGTAATTTGTGCTCCAGCTGGAAGAACAATTGCTCCTCCGTTAATTCCTGTAACTGCAGAATATACAGATGTAGAACTATCTATAATTCCTTTAGCTGCAAGAACAACTGTACCTGGAAATACGTTAGACTCTTTATTTTGTCCGCCGTAAGATCTTACTACTCCTTGAAATGTAGTTTTTGCCATATTATTATCCTCCTAAATAATCCAATGTAGTCATTAGGCCTGTCGACTATACGCGTCTACATCAGATGTTAATGTATAGTTCTATAAATATAGCTTAATTTTTCAGAAAGAGCAAGGGGTGGCTTATGTTTCTCTCACTTTTATTCCAATTATATAACTAGTTTAGCTAGCTATAAATGCTGGATCTTCATCTTCGCTTAAAACAAGGTTATTTTCTTGTCTAGCGGCTTCAAGATCCTGTTGAAGAATTTGTCTTTTAACTTCCTTCAACTCAACGTCTAACCACTGCATATCAGTAGTTAGTTTTCCCTGTTCAAGATAAGACTTGTTCCACTGTGATTCCAAGTCTATTTTCTTGGCCAGAAGTGATTGGGACAATGATGTCACGTTCAACCTCCTCATAGGTTATGTAGAAAAAATTATTAATCTGTTTATGACTAATCATTTTTTCTAATTGCTCTTTACTTGTTTTTCCCAGAAAGTCAAGTACTTTCTGATGTAAAGATTCGGTAGAATCTATAGGTTCAGATTCCAATATAAATTGGATTTTAGTGCTATTTGTGAATATTTTTATTAGGTAAATTTTCATCTTCTCACGGATGTTTTTATAATGAATTATAGGGCGAGTCAAGCTCGCCCTATAATAAAAGTTCTTACGATCCTGATGAACCGAAAGCGCCTCTTGGGTCTGACCAGCCGAAGCTGTATCTTTCCCTAGCTTTATATCTTACGTTGCCAGTTTCGAAGTCACCTTCCATAGAAGTTCTAATCGGTGATCTTTCGAAGTACTTTAAGCCATTTGGTACATCTGTAATGATAAAGAATGCATCAGAATCAGTTAAGTAATGGTTCACAACATAACCTTGTGGAATCATTCCCATGTTTTTGATTGCATTGATATCATTGTCAGCTGTTCCAACTCTACCAGCAGAAGACATTAATCTGTCTGCAGTAAATTGCTGTTCAGAAGGGATGATTAATTTCATACCTTGAGCTGCAATTTTTAAACCTCTTTCATCTGTGAAAGCAGCGATGTCAATCAAAGACTGCTCTAAAGATGTTTCATTTAAATCAGCTTGTGTTGCAAGCGTGTTTCTAAATGTTCCAGAGATTGTAGCGTGAGTCGTAGAGAATAAAGGAGATCCGTCACCACCTAAATAAGATGTGCTGAATCCGTTATTCAATACGTTAGCCGCAGTTACCTGCTTTGTATTCGCCATAGATCTAGCTAATGCTTTTGTATATCTAGACGCTAGTCTGTCATACAAGTTATCCTCGATCGCTTCTTCAGTGATCGCGAATGCAAGAGCTATAGTGTTGTGCGTATATCTAGCAGTGAAAGTTTCTTGTGCCTGATCGTAGTTGACACCAGATCCTTC